GGTTTTAAAGTTGGTTAATTGAGGAATTGATATGACAGATGTCAAGAAGGTTGTAAAGCCCGCTCCAACTGATGGAGATACAGTAATAAAACAGCCAAAGTCTGGTGATTTGTTAAATGTAAAGAATACATCAAAGCGAATTATTTATGCTGCGAAAGGTGCTATTCAGCCAGGCGAGTTTGGGAAGGTTACATTTGCGGAGCTTTCTGCTTATGGAAAGTTCTTAGAGAAAGCAAAAGAGGTCTAACATGGAAGACATCATCAAGTCTGAATTTATATATCATGAGCCAACAGGTGAGCTGACTCACAAGACTACACAACCTACTGAGAGCATTATACTTGATAGGAATTCAGAGCTTCGCAAGAACTCAGGTGTTATTCGCGATCTTGGTGATGCCCAATCAGGTGGGACGTGGGGTAGGCAAGTTGCAAGTATCCCATTCATAGTGTATGAGAAAGCTATCCGTGATGGCTTTTTCCTTAACTCAAAGGATCAGAAGTTTGCAGGTCTTGAGATGAATCGGTTTCTTCAGTCTGCTGAAGGAAAGGCTTGTCTAGTCCGAGGATAGATATCATGGCTACAAAAACAAAGAAGGTGAAGGTGAAGATGGTTCCGTTGATGCTAATGAGAACAAAAGGTCTATCTGGGTCATTCATTCTGAAACACAAGGGTGTTGCAGGCAAGTCTAAGTCTGTAGGTAATACTATATAGCTGGATTGATGATGGATAAGAAAGAGTTGATGATGATGAGAATAAGAGGATTGTCAAGTACATTCCTCTCAAGACACAAAGGGATCACGGGTCTATCTAAATCAAAAGGTGCGGCAATATTTGTTGAAAGAGATTTGTCTGGCAGGTTCTCTATAGACAAAACTACAACGACTATAGATTCAACAATTATAACAATAGACAAAGTGTCTGTATAGGAGGATGGTATGTCTCAGCAGAACCTTAATTTAGGAACAGGCAATGACACTGGAGATGGTGACACCCTTCGTGTAGCTATGGCTAAGATACAGGGAAACACTACAGTCCTGTATAGCCATATCCATAATTCTGAATCTACATCCCCTACAGTGAATGATGACTCTACAGCTTATGAGGAAGGCACTGTCTGGATTCGTAGAGATACAGACGAAGCATGGATATTAATAGATAATCTTGTTGGTGCGGCTGTTTGGAGGACTGTCGCCAATATAACTGATACAGGCATTGTACTCCCAAAGGAATCTGGAGCAGGGCTTAAGATTGATAGAGATGCTCCAACCTACCCATGGCGTGATATAATAGGTACGATAATTGCAAAGACATCTGGACCAGGCACCCCAACATTTAGCACTTTCCGAGACAATATTAACGGTTGGATATTTGGCAATAATGACGTAATTGATATGGTATATCACTTACCTCATGATTATGCTCCTGGGACAGATATTCACCTTCACGTACACTGGAGTCACAATGGTACTAATATAAGTGGATCAGTTGAATTCACTAATTATGTTACATATGCCAAAGGCCACCAACAAGCAACCTTCCCAGCGGAAGTAACAAACATAATTACTAGATCAGCTTTAAATATCACAAATGCCCCTCGGTATTCTCATAATATTACAGAGAATCAGGTATCAATATCTGGGGGATCAGTAGCACATATAGATACAGATGATATAGAGCCTGATGGAGTGATTCTAGTTAGGTTGAAGACAACAGGAGTCCCTACTGTAACTGGAGGCAATCTGTTTATACAGACAATAGACATCCATTACCAAAGCACAAATATTGGTACAAAGGATAAGGCTCCAAACTTTTATACTTGATTGTAGAGGTGAACATGAACTACAGTGAAATTAGCAACTTAGCATTAGCCTACGCAGATAGGAGTGATACTGAGGTTACGTCTAAAATTGATTCTTTTCTTAAGATTGTAGAGGCTAGAGTCAACCGAGTTCTTAAAACCAGAGACATGTCATCACGTACAACTATTGCTACAGTCTTAGATCAAGAGTATTATTCTTTGCCTACAGACTTCGCAGGTTTAAGAGATATTGAATTCAGGGATACAGCGACTTCTGATATTAGGGTCACAATGCAATATCTGACCCCTGATCAAATGAACATTGTATATAGTAATGGCCTATCAGGCCATTACTATACCTTGGTTGCAAACAAGTTGCAAATTTCACCTACCCACGATAGTGGTAAGATTATTGAAATAGTATACTACCAAAAGCTTGTTCCACTGACCTCTCTTGCTACAACTAACTGGCTATCTGCCTCACATCCAGATGTTTATACTTTTGGATTGCTGGTGGAAATTAGTTCTTTTGTCAAAGATGCTGAGGCAAAAGCTTTATGGGATGTAAGATTTATAGATGCTGTCAATGCCATCCAGAGTGACGATGATCGAATCAGATGGTCAGGTACACCCCTAACTATTAGGTGCCAATGATGCCATTAGAAACTGCCCCACAAACACTAGATGATCTCAATCCATTGTACCCTGAAGCTACAGATGTGTATACTCAAGGTGATGACCACATCCGTAGCATCAAGAATGTTTTAGCTACGCAGTTCCCAGGGATCGCAGGGCAAGGATTTGAAATACCAATAACTGCAACTGAGGAAGAGATCAATTTCCTTAGTGGTCTTACATCAAATCTAGTTGATCAATATGTAGCAATAGAGTTGGCATTTGCCGATGTTCAAGACTCCGTGCCTGCCCCATATGGAACTGTATGCTTATTCAACCAGGCTGCCGCGCCGACAGGTTGGGAGCAGATAACCACATATGATGACTACATGGTACGGATTGTGAACACCGCTGGCGGAGCCGCTGGAGGAACAGATTCCCCTTTCTCATTTAACTGGGATCATACACACACAACTTCCAGCTTTACACTATCGTTATTTTACCTAGCACCACACACACACTTAATACATACTTGTGCAGACACTAATTCCGTAGTTGGTAACACTCTAGACAAACGTATATCTGTAGGCAATGGCGCTGGGCCTATTAACTCAGCATACGCAATTGGTGTAACAGGCTCAAATGACCCCCACACGCATGGGTACACTCTTGGGACTACAAGTGACTTCACACCCTTATACCTTAATACTATATTGGCACGGTGCACAAACGGAGCCCCTCAAACCCCTTACTATGACGCTGTTGTAGCCCTGGCACCAACGTCTTATTGGCTATTTAATGAAACTTCAGGCCTTACAGCTGTGGATGTAATGGGTGCTCAAAATGGTACGTATGATGGCGGTCCATTGCTTAATCAAGCCCCATCCATGATAGATGGGCGGCCTAGTGTATTCTTTGACGGGGACCAATCTGATAACCAAATGTATGCTACGAATAATTCTCTCTACAATCAGGGGAGTGTGTCTTATGCACTAGTAATTCAAGGTGAAGAATATTATGAGTTGGGTGATACAATAATGGTCACCAGGGATGGCCAAACTGGGGGAAGTAGAGATAAGAGGCTCAATATAAGCCCTAGCACAGGCCATGTTGGGTTTAGTGTTTTTACAGGTACCACTATAAGTGTTACGTCTGCCACACCTATCCTTCTAGGGGTGCCAAATCATATAGTTGTAACAAATAGCGCAGCTGAAGGTGTCAATGTATACCTAAATGGGGTGAGGACAAGTACAAGCAGCAGCGCGTCATTTACTGGGTACACAAATGCGACCATATTAGTTGGGGGAGAGGTTGGCTTTCCATGGACAACATCTAACATATCTGATGTCGCCGTATGGGCCAGAGCGTTAACTCCAGCTGAAGTCGCAACTCTATATGCTGCCACAGGATTCTAAGAGGTTATCATGTCAGTAGAAACAGCTACAACCATATCTGAATTAACGAGCAACTGGCCACTCCCAGGTGATTTGACCAATCAGGGTGATGCGCATATAAGGCTCATCAAATCTGTTCTCCAATCCCAGTTTCCAGGTGCTGACGGGTTAGGATTTGCTACTCCTATTACAGCCACAGAGGCGGAAATAAACTTTTTGGATGGGGTTGCAGCGAATATTCAAGCCGCACTTGATGCACTGACCGCTTCAGCTACAGCTATTGGTGGGGCTCTAAACGCGCCAGCTGGAACTAGGATGATCTTTTTTCAGGCTGCAGCACCAGTGGGCTGGACACAGGATGTCACCTACAATGATTACACCCTTCGTATTGTTGCAGGTGTAGGCGGCGGCACAGGCGGAACGGATTCTCCATTCACGACTGACCTGTCCCACACACATACGACCTCTGGCCATGCCCTTACAGAGGCAGAGATGCCTTCACATACACACATGTTGTCTACTTGCGCAGACACTAATTCTGTAGTTGGTAACACTCCAGACAAACTGCTTTCTGTGGGTAATGGGTCAGGCCCATTGTCTAGTTCATCAAGTGTAGCATCTTCTGGTGCAGGCCAGCCTCACGAACACGGTGACACAGGTGCTGGGAACCTTACATTTGCACCTCTATATATAAACTCAATAATAGGAGTCAAAGACTAATGGATATCAAGGAAGTTGTCAGCTGCCCTCTTGGGCATAAGTGTGTAGAGGCTAAGGATGGAAAGCTTCACAGGTGTGCCTGGCATGTAAAAATGGCCGGTGTAGATCAGTCAGGAAAGCGGCACGATGAATGGAATTGTGCAATAGCTTGGCAACCTTTATTGATGGTTGAGATGTCTGCCACAGGGCGAAGCACATCTGCGGCTATAGAGAGCTTGCGCAATGAGACAGTTAAGCGACAAGATGCAGCCATAAGACTTGTAAGAGACCATGCAAATGACAGAGCGATTGAGCATAAGTAATATTGGGACTAAGGGTCTAAACACAGATATTGCTCCATGGGACTTACCAGCGGAGTTTTTGACGTATGCCTTCAACTTCAAAATCTCTCTCAACTCAATATACTCTACAGGTGGGTATGCTGATTGGGCTTCCCCAACTGCAGGCTTTAATGCTGGGTTCTTGTTAGCTGCAGGGGCTAATAGCCAAAACTATTGGATAGTGGCAGGCCGCACTAAAGTTGAAAGTTTTGACGGCCTTACCTTCACAGATATATCCTCTGTTGCAGGGTACACAGGGCTAGGTGCTAATGATGAGCTATTATGGACAGGTTGTGTTCTAGGTGGAATTCCAATAATCAACAATCCTCAATCTGTACCAGAATACTGGTCTCCAGCATCCCCTGGCCAAGTTATGCAGCCACTAATGTGGGATGCAGTAGATACTTGGGCTGTGAAAGGTGTGTCTGCTAGAGTTATCAGGGCACATAAGAACTTCCTATTTGCCTTAAATATATCTGGAGTTACAGAGCAACCTGATACATATAGATGGTCAACAGCTGCGGACATCAACGGTCTGCCATATACTTGGGATGAGACAGATACAGCTGGCCTAGCAGGGGTAGCATCACTAGGCGGAGATGGTGGAGACATAGTTGATGGGTTGACTCTCAGAGACTCCTTCATTATATACTCTCGCAATGCGATAGATGTTCTTGACTATACTGGCGGGGAGTTCATATGGCGTCGCAGAGAGCTATCCAACGTCATAGGACTTCTCAATACAAACTGCGTAGTTGAAGCTAACGGCTGGCACTACTTTATTTCTGCAAGTGATGTGATGAAGACTGACGGCACAACGATAGTCTCTATCATTCATGGGTCTATAAAAAGGACGTTTTTAGATGCTCTGGATATGACCAGATTTAGACAGTGCTTTGTGATGCACAATGTTAATGCTAATGAAATATGGTTCTGCATACCTACTGGTGGGACGGATTACCCATCCCTAGCATATGTATTCAATTGGAGTGATGAGTCTTGGGCCATACGCGACTTGCCTAACTGCGCGTTTGCGGCATTTGGGATACTGTACTCAGGCCCTAATGGGCCAGCTGGATTAGGTAGTGATGGGCTTGGTGGTGTGGGTGGAGGGGTGGCTGGCCCCGCAGGCTCAGCTCCTACTTGGGAGAATTGGGCTGGTTCGTGGAAAGCTCAATCCGGCACGTGGAGCAGTGGGAGTTCAGGGTTTGGGACTACAACAACATTGCCTGATGGAACTTTAGACCCTGGTGGTACACCTTACACTTACACTTTGCAGACTCAGTTCGCAGACTCTCCAATCTGTGTAATAAACTCTAACAGTGCCTTGAAGATACTTGAGCCTACATCTGGAATAACCTCTGGGACTAGAGAAACTGTGTTAGAGAGAACTGATTTCCCATTAGATGGCCTTCAGCAGGTTACAACTATAAGAGAGGTGTATCCTAAGATACGTGGCACCAGCCCTGTATCTATACAGTTCGGCTCTCAGAAATTGCCAGGTGGTGAAGTGTCTTGGAAGCTACCTATGATATTTACTCCAGGTGTAGATCGCAAGCTTAATATACGATCCACAGGCTCATTGCACGCTTGGAGAATATCCTCAGAAGGCATCACAAACTGGGAGTTGAGTGGAATGGACTTTATTTATGAAAAATCTGGAGTAAGATAATGCCATCTATCCCAATTGAGCAGCCTAGAGTAGATCCCCCTGCAGACCTTATTGGATACCTAAATAGGCAGGCAGTAGCAATAAATATAGCTCTTATGGATGTGCAATACTTTGAACCATTAACGATTCTGCCATTGAGGGTGCGAGTAGGCGAGGTGTATTACTTTGCTAACGCAATCCCAGCTACAGCTATAATCGCTGAAGGATTGTGGATTTACAAATCTGCTGGATGGGTGCAAATAGCATGATACAAGAAGAACTAGATCTTGGGCATACAATGATGAATAAAGATGGATTAATAATAGCAGCTGTTCCACAGACTATGATCCATCTTATATGGGATATGGTAGCTCCGCACTTAGCGAGGCCAATTGCCTTATCACATGGGGAAGTTACTCTGGAGTCAATCAAGAGAAGGTTGATAGAAGGTGAAGCATTGCTACTAACAGTATCCAGAGGGGCTGATGTAGTTGCAGTGAATACCTTGGAAGTTCGAACTTCAGAGTCAGGGCTAAGGACTTTATACATTCCATTAATAGGTGGTAGTGAGATGGATGATTGGATGTATAGATGTATCGAAGTAGCAAGGGCAATTGCAAAAGACTTTAATTGCACAGAGCTAAGAGGTATCGCAGCACGAAAAGGGTGGATGCGAAAGCTTGCTCCAATGGGATGGTCTGAAGTTGCTACTATAATTAAATGTGATGTGGGAGAGTAATAATGGCTGGTAGTTTTGGAATGTCAGGCAATAAGTCATCAAACAATAATTCGTTTGATCAAAATGTTTGGGGTGCGCAGGAAGGTCCACTGAAGGATCTGTATGCACAAGCTGGAAATCTGTTCAACAGCATAAATAGCCAGATGAGTGGTGCTATGAATGGTGCTACTAATTACATGAATCAGACTGCTGGGGATGCAAATAGCGCCTGGCAGAATCAGCTCAAAGGTGGTGCATATCAAAATATGGATTTGCAGAATAACCTTATGAACTCATTGAATAGCTCAATGAATAAGCCATCAGCAACTAGCCAGATAAATGCTATGACTATGGGTGGTGATGGAAACAATTACGCTGACGCTATGAAAGGCCAGTATATGCAAGATGCTAATGACGCTCAGAAGATGATGCTTGCTAATACTGATGCTAGAGCGGCAGCCAGCGGAATGTCTGGAGGGTCACGGCATGGTATTGTACAATCCCAAGGTATGGCGGATATTAACAAGAATCTACAAAGCAATCTTGCTCGTACTGGTTATGAAACTTTTGACAAAGACCTGGACAGGAAGCTTGGAATTGCACAACAAGCAGACCAAAGCAACCTAGCAAGGCAACAGATGATGCAGAACATGCTAGGCCAACAGAATCAATCTATGCAAGGCGCGATAGGCCAGGGTGGGAATATGCAAAACCTGGGCATGGGCCAGTTCGGTGCTATGATGATGCCACAGAATGCTATGAGTAATTATTCAAATGTAATAGGTGCGCCTCAGGTACTTTCAAGTGGAAGCTCTTATGGTAAGTCAAAAGGTGCGGGGATGAGTGGAAGTGGAGGGAAAGGATAATGGGATCACTAATGGATATGTTTGGAGCGGGTGCTTCAACGAGAGGTTTACAGCAATCCTTTGAGCCTAACACCCCACTCACTATGTGGGATGATATACTTAAAGGCCCTCAACAAGGTGCGCCGATGAGACCTTATGGAGATGACTTTTCACAAGGTGAATCCCCATATGACAAAGGTTTTGATATCGACGCAGAGAATGCTAGAAAGCAAGCTCTTCTTGAGGCTATGAATGATCTCGGCCCTGCGGGTATGTCACTAAGCATGGCTGGGCAAACCGGTGGAATGGAGGCTCCCCAAAATACTGGGGCTATGCCTCTACAGTCTCTTATGGAAATGGCCACGCAGCGGCAGCCCCTGCAACAAAAGCAACAGGCTAATATGCCTGCCTACTTACAGTCTTTGATGGGGAGTTTCCAATGAGCCCACTAGAAGAGTTTATGATAAAAATGGCCCAGTCAAATCCTCAGATTGCTGCAGCTATGGCTGATAGACAGGCAACTCAGTTACTAGGAGGGAGAGATTTCAACCCAGCTAATCAAGATGCTAATGTTCAAACTCCTATGGCCCCTGATCCTGATAAACAAATGAGCAGGGTGTTGGAAGCGCAGATTGGATCTTTGATGGGAAGCCCTAATCCTGGGCTACAAGAAGAAGGACAAGGCTTGCTACATGATGCAATCATGGCACCTGATAGAAGGCAAGTTTTTGATAAGTACCAACAGTATAGAGTATCTGCAGATCCTGAAGAAAGAAGCAACACTGGACTTGAATCACTTCGCAGAAAACGAAATATTGGTATTGGTTACGCAACTGATATGCTTCATGCACTTGGGGGATAATCATGTCTACATATGAAGATAGAATGACAGCTGCAGCAATGAGGAGGAATCCTCAATATGCCCAGTTTATGCTACGTGATAAATCACAAGACCCTGGTGTACAGGAGTCTATGCTTGCGCAGGCTATGGGCTCAATGGAGCAGCGCCTTGCTAGAGATGAGCAAATGCGCCAGCAGCAACACCTTTACAAGAGAGGTGATGTTCCAGTCCCAATGCGGAAGCCAGAGTACCAGGCGCCATCTCCAATAGAGCAATGGGGTCAAAGAATATCCGCGATGGTGAAGAGCGGTAATCCAACTCTTCAAGCAGAAGGCATTAAGCAGATGCAGAAGTACCAAGAGTCTAGTCTGCCTGCTGAGGATAAGGGAACTACAGATTATCAAAACTTTATTGCATCAACTGCGCCTTCCATGAGAACCCATGAGAACTTCAAGAAGTATCTTGAAGAGAAGCGCGTGCAGAAAACAATGGCAATGCAAGATTTAGATTCACCAATGCCTGCAAGTGAGGCTATGAATCTTGTTGATAAGAATGGGAATCCAATATCACCAGAAATAGCTTTGACTTATAGACAGGCTATGGAAAGAGGGCTTACAAGAGGTAAGGTATTGAGTGATTCTGCAATAAGCGAGTCTGCTCTGTATGACCAAAGCTCAAACATACTGGATCAGATGACTGAGCTGCGTAGCAAAGGTGCTAATATATCAGGCCTAGGTGGTTGGATTGAGGAGACTCGAAGCGGAACCGGCTTGCAGAATATAGCTATTGATAAAGCCTTATCATTCCTTGGGCACAATCCAGATCCAAGGGATGTGCAAATGGTATCACTTTCAGCTAACCTTCAGAATACTATGACAAAGGCAATATCTGGAGCGGATGTATCCGCAGAACAGATGGAACGTATAAAGGCTCAGCTTCCAGTTCCAGGGCAACCTGACGTTGTATTCCAAGAGAATCTAAAATTGTCAAGGCAGAATCTTCAAGAGCTTAACCAAATGAAGAAAACTGCAAGAGGGAAGCCAACTAATCCAACGACCCCTCCAGTGAGTAGGTCTTGGAAGGCTGGTGATGGTCCATCTGAAGGACTTTTCTGGGTTGACTAATTGAGGTGATGTATGGCTACTAGACAAGCTAAAGATGCACAAGGTAACATAGTTACCTTTCGTAATTACAAAGATGCAAATGGACAAGAGCAATGGGCGAAGGTTGACACACCTCCAGCGGAGTCACCAACCTCTTCATTTAATAAGGATAGGCAGAGAGAGTTACTTGCCCAGGAAGGTAGTCACATACCTAGTTACACGAGTGATCATGTGAAGTATATGGATCGGCTATTTGTGGAGCGTGGCCCTGAGAGCCCTGAGTATAAACGAGCTAAAGAGTCTGAGAAGATGGGCTTTGGGCAAAAGTTTAACATAATAGCTGGACGTGAAACAGACAAGTTGCTAAGTGGTGCAGCTAACATTTATGACTTCCTTGCTGATATTGGTGGTAGTGATACTGCTATGGAAAGAACTCTCAATAGAGCTAAGGAGCAGCAATATAAAGATGAAATCATGGAGCAGATTGATGAGAACCAGGGCTTGGCAATGCTTGGCGCAGCGCTCCCATATGTTGTAACTGGAACATTAACTGGGCCTGCATCAAGAGCTGTAGCAGCTAAAACTGTAAGTGGGGTTGAGAATGCAGTCAATACAACTAATGCTGCCGCAAGGGGATTGGCAACGAGAGGTGTAGACAAGCTTGCTGCTGGAAATACTCCAGTGGTTTCACAACTTGCAAGGAAAGCCAAAGAAGAAATAATGGATCCAATTAAACGAGAGGCGATGAGATCTGCTAATCAAATAAAGACTGTTGACAGATACAGAGAGGGAATGTTAAATAACATCCTTGGTGGTGGGGTCACAGGTTCCGCTGAAGGGTCGTTGAGATATGGCGATGACACTAACTTCCTAACTGGAGCAATATCCGGTACATTAGGATCAGTCAGCGGAAAGGCTTTAGAGCGGCCATTTAGAAGAGCGCCAGTTTATTGGGATGCTGTAGAACAGGCTAAAGTAGATTGGGCCAGAGACAAGGGCATGAGGCTACTTCCTGGAATGACGACTGGGTCAAAGGCCCTCCAGAAGTTTGAGCATGGACTTAGGGAGACTGACCAGTTTGCAGATTACCTTGGTGACTTTGATGCGGCTAACGCAGCTGTAATGCAGAGAGAAGCTGCAAAAGCAATGGGGATCGACCCTAAGCTAAAAGACTCTTTTTCACCTGAGAGTTTATCCGCCCATGGAAAGTCGTTAAGCGATGAATACAAATACATGGAGAACAGTAGTGTTGGAAGATTCTCACCAGCGGATTATCGAGAGATTGAAGCAGGTGTAAAGGCTTTAAAAGAGAATACAACTCCACAAGGGAAGAAGGCTTACAAGACTGCAAACGCATATCTGGAACAGCTTAACAAAATCAGTAGACCTGTACGTAATGCGCAAGGTCGTATGACCAAGCAAACTTTCGATGGGTCGAAGTACCAGGATATGATGCAGCAGTTGAAAAGTGAAATTGACTCTGCATATACTCGTGGTGATAACCTCACAGCCTTTGGCCTTGAACCTTTGACAAAGAAGCTCAAAAAGGCAATGGATACAGGTGTAAGGGATTTTGGTGGAGTAGAGGGTTCTGCTAAATGGAATGACCTTAATGAAAGATTTGCTATTACAGACCTCGTCATGCGGAATGGTATGACAGTAGATAACAAGTTTGATGCAGGAAAGCTAGCTAGTCACTTGATGACTTCTGATCCAAAAAGGACTTTAATGGAGCAAGGTGGTAGGATAAAGGATCTTCAGAAGCTGGTTAAGGTTGACCATATGATGAAGAACCAGGCAGGCTCAGGATTATCTGGAACCAATACAATAGCTGACAATAGCGGAAAACTTTCACTAATGCAAAGGCTTGTATCTGGAAGTACGACTGGGCAGATTCCAATTATACCTTCTGCTTACATGGCTTTGTATAAGAGGGGCATCCCTTCTTCCAGAGGCTTGTTGTCACTGATTCCATCACCTATAAGAATAGAGGGTTTAACTGGTAAGAACGCAGGGGACTTAGCTAAGTATACAAGGGCCATAGCACAGGGTACGCAGGGCCATAACAAAGCTATTGAGGGCGCGGTGGACTTTCTGGATAGTTTTAGAGAGGAGAACAGTGAGGGGAAACAAGGTGAGTTATACAAGAAGTTAATGATGATGACACAATAGGAGTGAACTACTATGGATAAGATAGATGACTATATAACTCTTGCTGTGTTGATATTTGCAATCTTATCTGCAATCGCAGCTATCACTCCTACCAAGCAAGATGATAGAGTGATTGATAGGATAAGAAACCTTCTGGGGAAGTTCAGGCGATGAAAGCATTTGCAATTATTGTAGGGTGGATAGATGATGTATATAAATATTTGCGTACATTACATAGACAGAAGGAGAGGGATAAAGTTGAGGATGATCCTGCTGAGTGGTTTGATGATCACTTTAATGGGGTGCGCGATGACTCCAGTAAAGCCTACAAAACCAACGATAAAGACAATAAAAGTTGACTCGCTTGTTTGTTTCACCAAGGATGACGCAACAGCTCTTGGTGTATACATACTGGAGCTGGAGAAGTGAATGATTGATCTAAGTGATGTGTTAACTATAGTTGGGCTAGTCCTGGGATTATCTGTTCAAGCTGTAATCACTGTTAACTGGATGAACACTAAGTTTGATAATCACCAGAAAATTATTAATGATAGATTTGACGAGTATCAGAAAATGATAAACGCTAGATCTGAAGCAAGCAATAGGATGTTGATTGATAAATCGGAGTCTACAGATAAATCATTCTCGGCCGTGCACAGGCGGATAGATGATGTAAAGGACTCATATGTAAAGAGGGTTGATCTGGATAGGGATCTGTCTGCGATGCATACAGTTCTTGGATCAATAAAAGCCGACTTGCACAGTCAAACAGGAGAGGTAAATCACAGACTTGACAGGCTTGTAAAGATACTTCTTGATAACAAACAAAGATCCCAACCAGAGTAAATAATAAGGCCGCTTATATCCCTATAGCGGCCTTTTTTATTCGACCTATACCTTAGTACCTCTTTTCTCTAAACGTCCCTTAAATCGACTATAAAACGCCTTTAATCTATATCTTTATAAGTCTTATCGTACCTTATAGCTTTAAACCTTGGCTCTCTGTAAGTTCCATCAGCAAGCCTCTTCATTGCTTTAATCTCTACAACTCTCCCTTTTATTTCCTCTGGGTTCGCCCACCATTCATCCCTTTGTTGATCAGTCATCCCTGAAACACTATGCCTTCCAAAATCCTTATCTTCAAGAATAAGAGCACCTAGTGTTCCAACATATTTCCCTTCACCTTCTGTCATGCCTACTACAATAAGATCAGCAGTTACCTCTTCCTTGATCTTCATTAGATCATAGTTTCTTTTATCTGGAGAGTATGGAGCATCAACTCTTTTCAATACAACACCCTCTCCACCGTTCATAAGAACCTCACTTGCCACTGCCTCCCAAACTTGCTTTGAGTTGCTAGTTGCTAGAATTGGGCTAGTTCTTATGCTAGGGTGATCCAACTCCCTTACAATAGCGGAAGCCATTGCATACCTATCAGCGAATACTGTATCCACACCTTCAAGCGGAATGTAATCATGTACCATTAGATACACTCCTTTTGCACTACAATCACCAATGGTTCTATTTAATATTCCATTCATGATGTGGAAATCAGGCACACCTTCAATAAGTATTTCAAAGATCAACCTTCCTGAAAATACATTTTGTATATCCTTCCCGAACTCCAATAGTGAAGGAATTGGCCTTCCTTGCCTGGAGCAAATGAACTCGCAACCATCCATATACCCATACCAGCCATCATGCTTTTCAAAAATATTATACTCATGACCTATATACTTTGGATTTTTCTTATCAGATTCCTGGAACATATGTAGTGCTTTCTGTGGCTTCATATTATCTTCACCTTGAAGTATTCATTTAAATTTACAATCTCTGTAACGTCTACCTTTCTCCAGTCTGATTTTATGCTACCTCTTATCAGATACCAATCTAGCCCAACTCTTCCAGATTCAGCTATCTTCCTACCTAGCTGTTCATATTTGTATCGCCCTATCGTGCAAGTTATTAGATCTGTATCATCTTCAACTTTGAAGTTAAGATATAGATTATCATCATCTATTCTCTCACCATTCCGCTTTGTAAGGAATACGTGCTCATTAAGATCACGTAAGTTTCTATCAGAAAGACACCCTATGAATACATACTCACCTTTCCCATTTACATCTACAATCTTTACAGGCTTGGTGTCTAGCCCAACCTTCTTATAGTCATTATACAAGTGGCCCCAGTAATGCTCTGCTGGAAATATTATATCAAAATCTGTCTTAGGATTCATTAGGGCTTTGTATAAAGATGGTGTCAAAGGCTTTCCACCTTTACGTGCTGTCATGATAGCCTTGGCCTTGGATAGACCTATGCCTTTTATGTTCTGCAATCCACCTATAAGAATTCCATTCTTATGAGACCATTCTATCTCACTTAGATCAGCATCAACTGGAACATACTTCATTGATTCATTTTTAACAAGATCCCTTAGCAGCTTAACAGCATTCCCTGGATCACTAGCATTGTTAAGACTAGCTACAGCAAACTCCATTGGATGGTTAGCCTTACACCAAGCTGTCCAATATGATACCAAGCCATAACTTACGGCGTGGGCCTTGTTAAATGACCAGCTTCCAGAAGCGGAAATATCTGTCCATAGTTGAATAGCGTCAGCCTCTTTGTACCCTTTCTCTAAAGCTCCATTTACAAACTTATCCTTGTACTTTCCAAAGAATTCATCACCCATAGATTTAGACATAGCTCTTCTGAGTGTTGATGTATCAGACCAACTTAATCCTCCTATTTCCCTTGCTATATTCATAACCTGTTCTTGGTATACAACAATACCAAAAGTATCACCAGTAATATCCATATGTGCATCAGAATAATATGATGGCTCTTCAACTCCAGTAGAGTATTTAATATACCGAGCAGTACCTCCACTATTAAGAGCGCCTGGACGTGCCAAGGCTGTAATCGCAGATACGTCATTAAAGTCATTTACTCCCATCTGTTTTACAATAGTTTGTAGCGCCATTCCTTCAAATTGGAATACTCCAGAAAGCCTTTGATCATTGAACAACTTGTAAGTATTAGCATCATCCAGCGGAAGTTTGTAAAAAAAGTTATATGGTTTCCCAAGTTGTTCTGCTACAGATTCTAAAATACTTAGTGTTCTTAATCCAAGGCAATCTATCTTTAACAATCCAATATACTCAGCATCCTTCTTATCCATCATTACAATATCATCACGATTATTGAGAGCGCCGTATGTGCACAAAGGAAGTGTTGATACTATTATCCCAGCAGCGTGCTTCCCAGCATGCGATGCGTGATTCTCAATATGTTCAACAAGAGCCATCTTTGGATGATTTATGATGAACGCTTTCCCAGCATCAGTTGAATTAAATGTATCTGCAATACACATCGCAGCACGAGCATCACCTGAGCTTCTTTCTATTATAGCATCTTTAACAGCTGTAGTTTCATAAGTAGGAACACCTAATGCTTTAGCAAACTCTCCTATGGCAGATTTGGCTTTTAGCCTGTTTATATTAGCTAGGCACATAACCTTATCTTTCCCATACTTATGCTTCAAGTATTTTACAACTGCATCCCTTTTCTTATCTGGAAAATCTATATCAATATCAGGAAGGTCGAATCTATTTACATCTATAAATCTCTCGAATATTAAGTTATGTTTTACTGGGTCAACTTCAGTTATCCCTAGTAGATAGCAAACTAAACTTCCCGCACTACTTCCGCGTGATGGACCTACTAGCATATTCTTCTTAGCATGGTTTATAAGATCAGCAACTATTAGGAAGTAATCTACATAATCTTTATCTTTTATCAGTTTGATTTCATAGTTAAGTCGTTCTTGGTATTTATCATCCCAGTCTTTTACTTTCCCCATTCCTAGCATACACTTAGCCATTATATCATGAGAGCCAGACCATTTAACCATATCAGATTTAGGTATTGACGCACTACATGTATTAGCCACTAGGTAAGCATTCTGTATAGCAACTTCATCTTTATATTGGACCAGCCAATCTTCTTCACTAAGGATATGCTGATCATAAGTACAATCCTCAAAGTTATAGCTATATCCAGATCCTTGCTTCCTGGCTCCAGCTAGAAGCTCATATACATCACGATCACCCGAATGCGGAAAGAAGTTGTTATCTATTGCTATTGACTTTGGCCCAACATACTTGTTCTCATATCCTTGGCCTATTGCTATAAAGTCATGCTTACAAGATGTTATACAAGGAGCTATCATTATGACGTTGCTTGATATCTTAGCAACATCTGTATACATTAGCTTTGGAACATAATAGAAATTATCATAAGCCTTTTCAACAAGCTTGTACAATTCCTTTAACCCTTCGTTGTTCTTTGCTATAAATATCCAGCTAGTATTACAAACTCTTTGTTGAGATTGATTAGGCAGCACGTGAAGCCTTACTCCAAAGATAGGTTTGAATCCATGCTTCTCAGCCTCTTTCATCAGCGGAATGTGCCCGTATGTATTATTAAGATCTGCTATGCCTACAATCCCACATACAGATTTCTCATGTATGCGAGACATAGGCATATAGCATTTCTTAAAACTAAACTCTGTTTTAAGTGCTATATGCATAATATTAAATCATCCCTTGTTTGCACATTTCAACATAACACTTGAATAAAGCGTTGACATCAGTCTTGGCTCTGTGAGCATCATCAAAGCCTTTCCCAAAGAAGTGCTCATGAAGTCTGGTAAGGTTCATCCTTCTCTGTTCTATATAGATAGACTTCTCTACGGTACAGACATGCTCTCTCGGCCACGGGAATTTAAGAACTCTGTTTATCCTTACCAATTCATTAGCCAGCATTGATCTATCAAAAGCAAGATTGTGAGCAACCAGTCTATCAACTCCAGTCATAAACTTTGCGATCCTAGAACACTCCGCTGAGAAGGTTGGACTATTTGCTAGACTCTCATCAGTAAGCCCAGTAATCCTGGTTATCTCACTACTCAGCGGAATAGGTACTTTGAAAAGAGATTCATAATCATCTATCTTGACTATAGATCCATCATCCATATGCTCAACCTTCAGCATATATAGATCAGTTATGTATGGTTGCTCTTCTATCTTGCTAGCACCAGGCTTAATCAAACCTGTTGTCTCAGTATCAAATATTACAGCTATCATTATATTTTCCTTGTAAGTTTTATGTTAAATCCAAGTGTATTATTTGTTCCAAAAATTACATCCTGATATCTTCTCTCTGATCCATCTTCTCTTGTATTTGAGTGAGAGTGTGATTCTGTATTATGAATAATTTCAAATCCAAGATCTGTAAAAGTCTTCACTGTTCTATCAAACTCATCACTTGATAGATATGCACCTAAGTGACTAAGAAATGGCTTCTGCCTTTGATTAAACTTGTTATGCCAGTGATCCATATCACTAGATGTAATATACTCAACTTCTGCTCCATCAATAAGATTATGGAAGAAGCTAAGCATGAGAGGGGAGTTTGGATTATCTACAGATGACATCATCAGCTTATCAGTATATGGGATTTCTCCAAATGTATTACTTACATTTTTAATCACCCTGTTGTGATAATCCTCATCAGGTATACATATCGCAATCTGGCTAAACTTTATCATCCAATTTCTCCAAGCTGTTAATTGCCATTATTGCATATCCAGCAATATCAACAAGTGTATCAATCAATTCAATTTTCGCAGATTCATCTGGAAGCCTTTTTAGTATTCCAAACACCCTATCAGTTTTGCGCCCAATGCCTTCATAATAGCTCTTTGTAGCTTGTTCAACATAGTCACTAGCACACTTTCCACCTCCATACATATTGGTTTTCTCTAGCATCATATCAAGTATTGATGATGCTATCACCTCATTCCTGAAGTGGAAAGGTATGCAATTTTCAACCCTCTCTGATAATCTTTTCTCAATAGAATCATCAGAGCACTCAAAAACAAATCTATTCCCCATAGTGTATCTCCGAACCTGATAGGTGTTTACATCTATCTCGTGACGTTACCAAGAATGCAATGAATTCCGCTGTGGTAGCTGCGCTTGGGCGCTCACCAGATACTGAAATTTTATTTCTATATGCTACAGTTTCCTCTTCTGTCCAGAATCTCACAA